CAAGAAGAAAGGGCGACATCGATTATTATGTATTAAAAGATGTATCGCCCTATATGAGAAATCTCTACACTATGGAAGAGTTACTAAAAGTTTAATGCTTTAGTAAGAATGTACCTAGTACACCTAGTGAGTTTGCTGATAAGTCTGGCTCACCCGGTGCTACAATAACGTTGTACTTAACTGGTGTTGCTTTCTTACCGCGATTGGTTTTTTGTTCCCACTCATCATAACTCAATATTGAATTAGCACTAACGTTATACTGTTTTGCTAAACGTTGTTTTAGTTCAGGTAGTTTATCAGGTTGTACTTGCCATTGACCATTAGGTCCTTTTTCTAAATTACCCTTTTCATTTCTAACCAATAAGTCTTGGAATACATCATCAGGAACAATGCGACTGTTCTTAGTCTGTTGTAAGTTAGGATCCTTTGCTTTAACTTGTTTCTCTTGGCTAGTATGAGCACCTTCACTCCAGTTGATAATAAAGTTCTTTGGCTTAGCACCTAATGCCGCACCTGCCATTTTAGTATAAGCATAGAAGTCTACATCAGGGAACTTGTTAGCTAACTTGAACGCTAAATCCATGTACTCTGGACTAAAGAAGTCACCAGCATCGTGCCAACGAATACTTACCTTGTAACCACCCTTTTTACCATCGCTTTCTTCTTTTGCAATTTCTGCGCTTAGTTGATTAAAGAAACCTTCTGGATCGTTTAATAGATATGTTAATATTTTACCATCACTTTGCCAAGGAGCTTCATATTGAATCTTACCACCACCCATTGCAAAGCAATCAATTTTACAGCTACCAGCACCAGGACATGTGTTAACAATAATCAATTTATCTGTAGCTTCATCTACAGCAACACCTACCAATGCGGCAAAACCAATATTGAAGAATTGTTCTAATTCTCCGTTACTGTGTTTCATCTTTTCGTTTTGCTTTAATAACTTTTTAGGACGTTGTTTAAGCACATCTTTAACTTGTTCTGGGTCGTAGCGTTTTTCTTCAGGGCTATAATACTTGATAGCACTACTACGGTGAATGTATGGTAGTTTATACTTGTCTGTTTTTAATTTACCAGACACATACTTTTCTTTACCCTTTTTATCTACTTTAACCTTACCTGTCTTTTTATCAATATCAGGTGTACCAACTGTACGTTTTAAATAGTCTTGGAATTCTTGGTCGCCAAATTCACGACTTGGTGCAGGTAGTTTTGTTGCCTCATCTACATCCTCTTCAGGACCGGGTTCTTCACCTTTCGCACTTTTGGCTAAAAATTGCTCAGGAGTCATAATGTCAACTCCCTTAGGAGCGCCTGGTAATTTGGGCGTTGCACCCTCAAATAATTCTATAAATTTCATGTTGTTCCTTTTTTATTGACTTAAAAAGCCGTATGTGTTACTATATGTATATTATTTATCACTTTGGACATTATCTTGACAAATCAATCTATCAAACGTATCGGCTTTGCATGTAAATGGGCAGAGATTAATAAGAAGGGCGAGATAGCCAGTGTTGACGGACTCAACACAGGTGGCACGACTCTTGCATGGGCAAAGCGTAACAAACGTGATATTGTAGAGCAAAAAATCTTAGATGTTGCAAAAAGCAATATTATGAACACACATAATCTTGTTAAAAAGGTAGCAACACTAGCTCCTGAACTACGCATGGTTCGTCTTACAAGTGATATGTTTAGTTTTTATACACATGAAGACTATCGTGACTTTTGGAAATCTACCGATGTACAAAACAGTTTAGAGCGTTGGATGGCACCAATTGGTGAAACTGCACGTGCCAATGATGTTAAACTAAGTTTTCACCCTGACCAATTTGTTGTTTTAGCAAGTGACCGTCCTGAGGTAGTAAATAAGAGTATAGAGGAGTTTGAATATCATGTCGATATGGCACGTTGGATGGGGTACGGTAAACAATTTCAAGACATTAAAATCAATGTACACATATCGGGTCGAGCCGGTCCCGAAGGTATCCGCTCTGCCCTCAAACGCCTTACCCCCGAAGCAAGAAACACAATCACAATCGAAAACGAAGAAATGTCATGGGGACTTGACAGCACCCTGGAACTCGCAAAGGATCTCGCTTTGGTCTTAGACATACATCATCACTGGATTAAAACTGGAGAATATATTGAAAGCAACGATAGCCGTATTAAAAAAATTATTGATAGCTGGCGCGGTCTGCGTCCTACTATACATTACTCCGTCAGCCGTGAAGATGTACTTACTGAGCATACCAAACATGGACGCCCCGCTCTTGCACCCTTGATTGAGAGTGGTCACAACAAACAAAAATTACGTGCCCATAGTGACTATTACTGGAATGATGCAGTAAATGATTGGGCATTGACACATTATGAATGGGCTGATATAATGTGCGAAAGCAAGGCTAAAAATCTTGCAAGTTTTAAATTATATGAAAAGGCAAAGACACATGGGATTATTTGATATATTCAAAAAGAAACCAGAACCTGTTAAGGTAGAAGAACCAAAGGTTAAGAAACCACGCAAACCACGTGCACCTAAGGATACATCACCTAGCGAAAAAGAATTAGCTGAGAAAAACAATCAACCTTATGTTAATGTATTAAAGATGGAGATTGACCCGTATGATATTAATAGTGGTGCATTTGAATTAGATTGGAATGATAAGTTTGTATTAAACTTAATTCGTGCAGGATACAAGATTCGTGAGGATGATACTGATGCTATGATTGTGGACCGCTGGTTCCAAACTGTGTGCAGAAATATTGCGCTAGAGATGTATGAACAACAACAAGCTGATCCAGAGAATCGTGTAATGCCAACAGACATGCGTGTAGTAAGACAAAAAGATTTGGGTAACGGGCGTACTGAAATTAGTTGACATTAATTAACTTCTACGTAGAATACAGGTTTTAATCAGAAAGGTTTTATGAAAATTAATTTTTTGCATCAATTAGTAGATTATCTTCATGGTGATAAACCATATGCTACTAGAAATTATATAATGGAACAAATGTACAAAAGTAGTGCCAATATTAACAAGGGGCATTTTTGGGAAGAAGTTCTACAAAAAGCAATGAGTAGCCATACCAAACTATTAACCAAAAATGCTGTTGGTAGAGATTTTTTGGATGGTTCCGATGCCAAATGGGGAACCTTCTATAAAAGAAAAGATAATGTGTACGAAGTTTCTGTAGGTAATATTAGAACTAAAATAGGACCATTACGAGTATGTTTGTGTTTGCCCGGGGACACTCACCATCACGTGTGGTTTTTGCTTATACCTTATGAGGCCTATCAACAATATGCAATAGGTAGTGATGCACTTAAATTTACAATACGTGAAAAGAACGGAAATATTTCGGGTAAATTAACAAAATATCTATGCTCATTTGATGAAGTAACCCAAAAAATCTAATGTTTATTGACAACAATTCAAACTTTGCGTATAATATACGTATATTATCTTAAGGTTATAAATGAAATACGCACTCATTGACACAGCTAACACATTCTTCCGTGCCCGTCACATTGCAAGTCGCAATAGTACAACAGAAGAAAAGATCGGTATGGCACTACACTTAACACTTGCAAGTGTAAATCAAGTTGTACGCAAGTTTGGGATTGGCCATGTTGTATTCTGTTTAGAAGGTCGTTCATGGCGCAAAGACTATTATGGTCCTTACAAGAAAAATCGTATTGTAGACGCCACTCAGCAAACAGAGGCTGAGGTTGAGGAAAACAAAATGTTTTGGGAAACGTATGAATTATTCACTACGTTCCTTAAGGAAAAGACCAACGTAAGTGTATTACGTCACGAACGTGCTGAGGCTGATGATTTAATTGCACGTTTCATCCATTTGCATCCTGAGGACCAACACTACATCATCAGTAGCGACACGGATTACATCCAATTAATTGACCAACATGTTTTTCAATATAATGGTATAACAAATCAATTTATTACTCTTGAGGGCTATCATGACGAAAAAGGTAAATTGATTGTAGACAAGAAAACAAAAGAAGCTAAACTGTTGGGTGATCCCAAATTTCATTTATTTGAAAAATGTATGCGTGGTGATGCAAGTGACAACGTGTTTAGTGCATATCCAGGTGTGCGTACTAAAGGTAGCAAAAACAAAGTTGGATTGGTCGAGGCTTACGAGGATCGCAACAAACAGGGCTTTAATTGGAATAACATGATGTTGCAACGTTGGGTAGACCATGATGGTGTTGAGCATCGTGTGCGTGAGGACTACGAACGCAATCGTACACTTATTGACTTAACTGCACAACCACAAGATATTAAGGATGCAGTTGACCAACGCATTCGTGAAACAGTACGTACTACTGTTACTCCGCAAGTGGGCGTACACTTCATGCGTTTCTGTGGCAAGTATGAGTTATCAAAAATTAGCGAACAGGCAGAGACCTACGCAAAATGGTTAAACAATCCTTATGTAGGAGAATTAGTATGAGTGAACGAGATATTGAAATCCATGGCCTTACACCCGAACAGGTTCAAATGCTTGACATGATGTGGAGTATTGAAACATACCAAGATTATCAAGATTGGCTTGATAGCATTACACTTGAAGAGGCACAAATGGCTGAACAGTTAAAAAATTTATTAGTATTAACACTAATAGATGATGCTATGGATAATTACGATATGGCTAAAGACTATTTGAAAAAATTTCAACTATGACAGTTACCTATTCTAATTCAAATTCTAAAATTAAAAAACTTACTCCAAATGATCCTGATTGGTTCATGAGCCATGATAACGTTACATTAACCCCTAGAGCAGGACTTGAGATTAGTAATAGATGCCCTGAGAATTACCAAAGTCTTATTCAGGAATGTATTAAACATGGTTGGCTTAAACCAGTTGCATACCTTAAGGAAAGTGATTGGGCCTGGGAACAGTTAGAAAAATAATTTATGTTGGTAACCATAATACTTGTAAACAATAACATATTCTGTTACTATCAAAAGAATGAGGAAATAACATGACAAAGACATTAATAGCTAAGCCTGTAGTTAAAAATCAATTTTGGATCGTTACTGATGGTAACGAAAAGGTAGGTAATGTATTGGCTGAAGGTAGTGGCTTTGAGGTAAAGTTAAACGGAAATAAACAGTTTTATAAGAATACGTCAACTATTCAAAAACAAACAAAAATCGAATTTCAAAGACCAACTGAAATAAAATCAAAGAAAGAACTACCGTTAAGTGAATATCCTACTCCAAAACGTGTTTTTAATTCAATGGTGGATATTAAGCGTAAGATACACTTGTTCACACCAACTGCAAAAAGCAAGTGCTATCTTGCGGCAGGGTGGTATATATTGGAACAAGGTAGTGAACCAGAATTGGTGTTCTGTCCTAAATATATTTTCATTCAGCGATACCCATATATGGGACCTTATAAAACAGAGGCCGAAGCCTTGAGCATGATAAATACTGACAATGATTAACATTAAAAAATTTATTGATAGAGTAGCCAGCGTTGATAGTAGACAAGGTAAAGACGTAGTAATTCCATTGACGGAAGCTAGAGGTCTTCGTGATGAGTTGGCTAAACTATTGGTAGATATGCAGACCGACACAAAAAATAAACCTGAAGAAATAATTCAAATTCAAGTTAACGGAGGTTCATTCAAATGAGTAGA